TTTCGCGTCCGGCTTGCGTATTCAAATTAAATTGGCCTTTGATGTACAGCCCGCCCAAGTCCCGCAGCCCGACAGGCAACATTGGGTCACCTGCCATGAGCTCACGGGCTTCCAAAGTCTTCGCTACTGGCGTATTCCAGTCATGCTGCCATACGCCCTTCGGTAGCTTGCTTTTGATGCTTTCGTCGAAGAACCCATACTTGACACGATCGCCGACGCTATCGACGTTGTTGAATACGGAAACGATGGCCTCGACGATGCCCTCATCGCCTAGCGCTTTCAATTCCGTCTGAAATGATTTACGTTCGATGTTCATTCTCTAATCGTCCCCGATTTGTTTGCACAATTCTATGGACAATTCCAAAGAAAATCCCGACACTGTTAGGATTCTACACGACGTGCACGGGTGAAACAACGGCAATTGACCGCGTTGGCTGCGGAAAGCCCCGGCCCTGATGGGTAGGGGGTGGTCTCGCCGCCTACCACAAACTCACCGTTTGCGTTCTCACGTTCACCATGCGCGGCCGCGTGTGCAGGCCTTGCACCCGCCAATGCTACCCATTCCCGTTTGATACCGCCCAGGTCGGCCCAGACTTTCTTCTGGACCGTGCCCGTCGTGGCCGTCGAAGTCGTGCGAGCTATGGCGTCGGCACGGGAGGCCTTCAGGTCTGTGAACTTCGCCTTGAGTAGCTTGGCGAGATCGTCTTCCTTGGCAAGTGGGTTGTCGGCAATCAGCTTCTGAACATCGGTTCGTATTGTCCCCACCGATTCGGCAATCTTGTCGCTAGAAATCGTCATGCCCTCACGACGTGCCGTAGCGTATTCGCCCTCGGGAGCGTCGACCTCCTCAGTTGCTAAGGTAACCAGCAGGCTGACCAGCTCTTCGCGGCTGCCTTCTGTCATGTCGCTGAATTCCTTCTCCCATACGTCGACACTGAAGTCGTCGATCTTGGTTTGCAGGGATTTCGTGTTCGTGATGCTACGATACAGCTTGTCCAGTGCTCGCCCCCAGTCCCTCGCGATCTTCGCAGACGCTTGGTTCAAAACCTCGTCGTAGGCTTTGGCATAGACTTGGTCATCAGGATGATGCAGCCAGGCTTTCGTTTCGGGGCCTATGATCACAATCGTCTTCGGCTCCTCGGTAGGGATGCCCAGTGATCTGTACATCTGACGTGTCTCGCGATCGTTATCGATGGCCAGATGCACACCGCGTTCTTTCAATATCAGCCCCGCCTTGTATTCCTTGAAACGGATGGCAGGGGCTGTGGTGTCGTTGAGGTGGATGCGATCGTACCTCACACCAGCCTCACGCAACTGGTCGCGAGTTGCGTCCAGTTCATCCTCAGAACGCCCCGAGACGATGTCGATATACCATGTCTCGTGTAATCCGTTAACGTAATCGATAGCATCCTGACGTGGCGCTCCCGAATCGGTTAGCAGCGTGCCGTCGATGTCGACGATCACAGACTTCATGTCGCCGGCCACCTTCTGTGCGTCTTCAGCGTCCATCTGCCCCACCAGTTTCTTCGACCACGTAAAACCCGGATCACCACCCCACAAAGCCCACGCGATGCGCCCTGCGCTCGGGAACCCGTCCTGACCCGGTGACCATCCTTCGCCCTGCTTATCGATCTCGTGGCGTTGGAAGTACGAATACATCCGCCTCGCAGTGTCTGGCGATATGGTGCGACCATTGGACAGGTCACGTGCACGGGCAACACCGACCTCAGTACCGCCCCGGCCGTACTCACGTCTCCACTCGAGGCCCTTCGCGGCTTCGTCACGAACGCCTTGTGGTGGTGTGAAGTCGATGTCTTCGTATTGCTTTACGGCAGGCGAAGTACGAAAGGGCGCAGCCTTGACGGCCGCACCTCCTTTCAAGCTTGCGGTTTCGATGTTGTCGTCGTCGTTGTCGTCGTCGTCAGGCGTTTCGTTTTCACCCTGCGTCGATACCGCTTCCACAGCTACCATCTGGCCGGCAAGGGCCTGCACAGTCGACAGGTCGAATCCGACCTCGACACCATAGTCAGGGATCGCGATTTGTGCGTTCAGCTGGTCGGCGATCATATTCCAAAACGGAACGCGCACCATGTTCGTAAAGTCTTTGGAGGCCTGTTCAAAATTCGAATACGTGGATTGAGACAATCCCATATGCGTACCGGCAATGATCGGATGTACCTTGTATGTGCCGCAGATGCGCGTCTCGTATTGCCCGAATGTCTCCGATAGCCCCATTTCGTCATAGTCCAGCGCAAGACGTTTGATGTCTTGCACACCCCAGAGCACGCCTACCGAACCACGTTTGTTACCACCGTAACGACGTTTGAAGGTGCGCTCCATCACGTCGATCTGTTCGGGTGATGCCTCTTCATTGAGCAGGATAGTAGTCTTCGGCACGGCGTCGTTCTTATGCACGTTAAATACCGTCGAAGCGGCTTCGTTGAATCCCTCGATGGACTCGCTCGCAAGAGCGACTGGAGACGCCCCACCAAGCGGCTTGCCCGGATCATACCAGAATCCGCGGATGTGCACGACGTCAGCCTTGTCGATCATGTACAATTTCGCACCGTCCCAGTAGTGGTACGCAGCCACATCGCCGTACCCGTCATCGATGGGGGCGAAGTATTGGTCGGAGTACCATCGCATCCCGATCACCGCGCCCGATGCGTTGCGGAGTTTGTAGCCGTAAGCATTACCACCTACGCACATCATCGTAAGTATCTCACCGAACACGATACGCCAGTTGTTGCGGGTGAGCATACCGATCACTGGCGCGTCGAAGTCGTAGCCCGTCGGAGTGATAACACCGATCTGCGCTTCGGGCATCATGAGCGAGTACGTGATCGTGCACGCCTGTGCAATCGGGTTAGACTTCCACATACGCAAGGCCATAGGGAAGTCGGTAACCGGTGTGAAGCTATGCCGCGTCCACATCGTCGTGGTGAGGATTGGAGCAAGGTCGTTGACGGCACGCTGGCCGTCGGGGGAGATAAACTCTTTGAAGCGTTGTATGATACTCATAAGTCGAGTCTGTTAGGTTGTGAGTTGAAAGCGTGCGTAATGCGCGCGCGTGCGATGTCGACGTATTCAGCCGTCATATCGCACCCAATGAAATTGAAACCTTCTAACACGGCGGCTTTGCCTGTGGAGCCCGAGCCCATGAACGGGTCGAGCACAGTGCCTCCGGGTGGTGTTACCAGTCTGCAGAGGTAACGCATCAGGTCGGTAGGTTTGACCGTGGGGTGGTGGTTGGCCGAAGGCTTGCGCTCGCTTCTTTCAAAAGTGCTTTGTCCCTCTGGCTTTCTGTTGTGAGTCTGCTTCGCCTCCATCCCCTCGCACCCCTCATCCCTGTCTCGCTTGGGAGCCTTAGCGCAGTAGAAGAAGCGGGCGGCGGAGCCGGAGTCGGTTAATCCGCGTACACTCTCTGAGCCATCAACTGGGTTTATCCAACCGCTCATTTTGCGGCCGCGATTGTGAGTTGTGCTTGGCCCCGTCTCCGGAAACAACCCCACCACCTCATCACTCCCGTCGTGGATAAGGTTGGCGGGGAAGCGGCCGGCGGTGTTGACGGTGCCAACATTGCCGGGTGCATACTTGACCGGGTTGTCGTATTCTCGGGGCTTTGATTGCGTGTAGCCCGTGCGGCTGATGCGGTCTGCCAACTCCTTATCAGACCCGTATTCCACCCTGCACCCATCCACATTGATCGCACCCGTGCCATGCTCCAACACGTTCGCCGCTACCGTTCCCGTGAACGGCTTACGTGCCACGGTGATCGGCTCCAGCGCAGGTTTGAGGGCGGTTCCCCAGCCTTGCCACTGTTTGGCGGCGTCGGTGGCGGGGGCGGTGATGGGGAAGATCGCATCGCGTACCCCGGCAGGCTTTACAGAACCCCTCTCCTTCGCCTCAAACCCTGGTGAGCCTACGCCATTGGTGGCAATGTCCACCACCTCCCGCTCCGCACCTGCGGTCTTATCAATCGCTTTGCTGACGTCGTGCGACTTCGGGAACCCGCTGCCATACACCCAAGCGATCATATCCCGTATCTCAAAACCCGCGTCCTCGATGCGCACGGCCATACGGTGCTGCGTCCGCGTTCCGGCAAACGCCAGCAAGTGACCACCGGGTTTCAGAACCCGCAGGCATTCACGCCAGACGTCTTCGCTCGGTACATCGTAGTCCCAACGCTTGCCCATGAACGACAGGCCATAGGGCGGGTCGGTGACGATCGCGTGGATGGAGTTATCAGGTAACGTGCGCATGAACGCCACGCATTCGCTGTGGTGGATGTCGAAGCTCATAGCAATACAGCACCGGCCCCCACGGACTTAACCGCAGCGAGCTCGGCGTAAACAAGGGCGTCCACCATATCGTCATGGTCACCCTCAGGGAATGAAAGCAGTTCACGTTCGAACTCAGGAGTCAGACCGCGAACATGAGAGACAAGCAGTTGTTCGTATCTGGCGTGGAGCCCCTGAAAGCGTGTCACCTTGTCGCGCTCTGGTTTGACGGCGCGCACGGGTAGGGATGTCTTGCGTAAAAGCTCCTGCACAACAGCGACCTGGTATTGCACCGCCTCGATGTTGATGCGCTGTGGAGACCACTTCGCGGCCATGCTGCGTATTGTGTTCACGATCTCGTGAAAGCCCTCCTTACCACGCCAGATGTCCAGCACGTATCGACGGCCGGAGTCCTTGTCATAGCCGATCACGGCGATGGCTGAGTAGTCGGCGGTTTCGGATTTGGAGATAGCCAAGTCAACGCCCATGCCGATACGCAGCCCTGAGGGCACTTGCCCGGCATCAAGGTAGGTAATCATCTCACGTTTGATGAGAGCCCCTTGAACGTCGATAAACTCTGCGAGGTATTCCTGAGCAAACACCGTAGACGGTAACTCAGTACGTGCCGCCTCGATTTCGTCGGCGGCTATGAACGGGTTAGCAGATGTGGGCATCTGCCAGTACGACCACACCTCATCTGTCTTAGCACGTTCTGAAAGATGATGAAAGTAGTTACGGCCCTTCGGTGTCGAGAAGAACCATGCATCGCCCCGATAGTCGGATAGCGTTGGACGTATGGCCATCGTCCAGGCTTCTTCCAAGTTGGGAACCATGGCAGCTTCGTCAATGATCACCCGACCGTACTTCCTACCCCGCACCGCGTCGAAGTTGTCCAGAGACCACATGTCGAGCTGACCGCCATTGATGTACGTGATGCGCTTCTCTGACTCATTGGTCTCTGCTATGACGTCTCGGAAGTCGCGTTTGATCGTTCGCCAGACCTCCATCAGCATCTTGTAAGTCGGGGCGAAGTACGCCGCAGGCTTGCCGGTGGTGATCATGTCACCTAATGCCGCTTCGGCCAGCACTGTCTTGCCCCACCGACGTCCGCAGTTTACGACGTTAAAACGCCTGCGCCCACCCCATACGGTTTGCTGGCCCGAATGCAGTTCAAACCTGAGGTCAATGCGTTTCGGCATCGTCTTCGTCCTGACGTGCCCCGCCAATGGTTACAGTGATAGATTGTTCGCCCTTGACAGTCTGTTCGACCTCCTGGCGATCCCGCCAGCCGAGTACGTTCTTGGCAATGAAGATTGCGACTGAGCCGTTGCCCTTTTCGATATTGCCCGTGGCGTGGTCGTCGAGGAGTGAGGCGATACGATGCTTGCAAGCGAGGCGCACATCTTTAACCGCGGCGGAAAACTCGGGGTAAATCTTCTCCCATTCGCGCACGGTTTCGTCATGGATTCCGAGGTGAGTTGCCAGCTGTTCAA